TCGAATTATAACCAACAAACACAAAGTCGTTATAGAAGAACACAGCTAGACAAATTTTCATTTAAATCCGCACAAGGATTAGAATTTAAGAAAGCAGAGTATCAGACTTATGAAAATATGTCTGCAAAAACAATGCAGGCTCAGAATCGTGGAGATAGATATATCGATTTTGATCAAATGGAATATATGGCAGAAATTGCATCAGCCCTAGACGTTTATGCTGATGAAATCACAACGTCTAACGAATTGACGAACATGTTAAGAATTAAATGTCCAAACGAAGAAATCAGAGCAGTATTGGAAACTCTCTATTTTAAGACACTTAATCTTGAATCAAACTTGTTTAGTTGGTCGAGAAATATGTGCAAATATGGCGATTTCTTTTTGTATCTAGATATAGATGATAAGCTTGGCGTAACTAGCGGCCTCGGCCTTCCTTCAAGCCAAATCGAAAGAATGGAAGGAAAAGATAAGACAAACTCAAACTATGTACAGTTTCAATGGAATTCTGGTGGCTTAACTTTCGAAAATTGGCAAATTGCACACTTTAGAGTTCTTGGCAATGACAAACATTCTCCATATGGAACTTCCATATTGGACTCAGCAAGAAGAACGTGGAGACAATTAACGCTTCTTGAAGATGCCATGATGGCATATAGAATAACTCGATCACCAGAAAGAAAAGTGTTCTACATTGATATAGGCACCGTGCCACCAGAAGATGTAGAGCAATACATGCAGAAAGTCATGACACAAATGAAGAGAAATCAGATTCTTGATTCCACTACTGGTCGTGTTGACTTGCGTTATAATCCAACTTCTGTTGACGAAGATTACTTTATTCCAGTTCGTGGTGGGGTAAATAATACTAAAATAGAAGCTCTTCCCGGTGGCAATTTTGCTTCTGCGATAGAGGACGTAAAATATCTTAGAGACAAACTATTTGCTGCCTTGAAAGTTCCAATGTCGTATCTTATTAGAGGCGATGGGGCAACAGAAGATAAAACAACTCTAGCACAAAAAGACATTCGATTTGCTAGAACGATTCAAAGATTACAAAGAGTTATTGTTGCTGAGCTAGAAAAGATTGGAGTTATTCATTTATATACACTTGGATTCCGTGGAACAGATTTAATTTCGTTTAAACTTTCTTTAAACAATCCTTCCAAGATTGCAGCACTTCAAGAACTTGATCATTGGAAAACAAAATTTGATGTTGCATCTGCTGCAACAGAAGGATATTTTTCTAAGCACTGGATTGCTCAAAACATATTTGCTCTTTCTGATGAGCAGATTGTCAAAAATCAGAGAGAAATGTATTATGATCGTAAATTCGCCAATTCATTAGAAAAGATAGGGCAACCAGCAGAAACACCAGCCGGTGGTGGAGGTGGTGGAGGTTTGGACCTTGGCACCTCCGGAGGTGGCGAAGAAATGCCGGCAGAAACTCCAGAAGTTGGTGGAGAAGAGGTGGCCGATGATAGCATGCTATTGGCCTCGCCAGAAGGTGGAGGAGCACCAGAAGGAGCCCCCGAAGGAGCCCCAGCCGACGAGATACCTCCCCCCGGCAGAAGAGAAGATGGCTACTATACTACTCCGGGTGCTAAAGGAAAGATGTATAAACAAACACAGGATTCGCGTGCTAGTGGCGCAAGAAAACGTTCCATGCGCTCTCAAGGTGGCGAATCTATGGCAGGAAAGAGTTCCATCTTTCCCGGCCTTAGAGGCTTATCTTCTACTATGAATGGAATTTATGAGTCAGAGCAGCCTACTTATGATCAAGAAGAGAAAGAAATCTTTGCAACAAATAACGAAATTAAATATTTGATTGAAAACTTGGAGAAATTTAATAATGCAAGAAAAAATGAAAGTTAAGTACAATAAGAAAAGAAATACCGCTTTTCTTTACGAAACTCTCGTTAAAGAATTAACGAAATCTATTGTTAACAAAGATGATGGTAGAAAAAAAGTTGTTCTTTCTATTTTGAAAGAGCACTTTGGAAAGAGTTCCATATTGCACAGAGAACTGGATATATACAAAAGCCTGTATGAATCTACAGGCATGCAGCAAAGCTCGGCGGATAGATTGGTTCAAGAGGCAAAAAGAGTATATTTTTCTCTCAATAACCAAGATGTTTTTAACCAACAAACCCAAGTTATTAACAAAATGAATAAGCAATTAGAGCCATCTGTGTTCACAAGCTTTCTTCCAAATTATAAGAGCTTGGCCACTATATCTCAACTGTTTGATGATGATATCTCGATAAAACAAAAAATCATTTTAGAAGAATTAATTATCCATATGCTATGTGAAAATATTACTGAAAAACAAGAAATGCGTCCCATAGATAATATTGTTTATAAACAGATTATCAAGAAATTTAATGACAAATATTCAGATGTATTAATAGAAGAACAGAAAACTTTATTCACGAAGTATATCCTATCGTATTCAGACGATAACGCTGATTTAATCGTCCATTTAAACGAAGAAATATCAAGAATTAAAAACGCTGTGAACAATTCTTCTATTGCCGAAAAAGACAAGAAACAATTAATTGAAAAAATTAATGACTTTAAAAACAAACCAATTGATAAACAATTGATAGAAGATGTTTTAAGTTTTCAATCTTTGGTTAAGGAAACTCAATCATAATGAATATTGTCATTAAAATTAAGGATAAGCCAGATATTGTCATTCGTCTTGATGCTCGCAGAACATTAGATGGCAATATTTTAATTCAAGATCATCCACACATGGACATTATATTATCTCCAAAAAATAAAAAGATTTTAGCATTATCCAAAATTTTAATGGACGATAGAAGCTATTATACGCAAAACAAATTCTTTGATTATTTATACAAGCGTGGCGTAATAGATCCGTCAACCATACAGGCTAGCAATATTCATTCTTCGTTAGAGGCCACAATACCAGAAAAAATGCCAGACGGCCCAGATCCGGTCGAGGTTATTTTATTCTGTATCTTTAAATACTTTAGAGAAGAGGCCCCGCTGTGGGCAGAAGAGGAGAAGCTTAAGAAAGATCAAGAAGAATATCTCCTTGATCCAGACAAAGAACACTCTACAGAACTTGGCGAAATACCACAAAAGGCAAAACAAGGCGGAATAGACAACTCAGCGTATGCCGTCAACAGGCACTATAATCTTGCTTATCTTGGCGAACAAAAACAAAACAAATAAAATTTGGAAAGAAAATGATTGATATTTTAATATTTTATATATTTTGTACTTATGGTATGACATCAATTTTGTTGTATGGCAGCATATTTGATGTCATAAGACCAACAAAAGGTTTTTTTGGTAAATTATTTAAATGCCCCCTTTGTATGTCATTTCATGTGGGTTGGTTTATAGCACTATTATTAAACTTATCTAATATGTTTGATATTAATTTAAATGTTTTTGATATTTTTATGTTTTCATGCATTTCATCTGGTACGTCTTATATACTTTGCATGTTATTTAATGATTTCGGATTAAATATTAAAGTGAATAAAGAATAAATAACTATTTAGTTATAGAAGCAATAAGGTGTACTATGAATTTTTCATCAAAACAACATTTTTGGATTCGTAAATGGGCTTTACAACCAGTTCGCTTGTGTTGCAGAGGCAAGATAGCCGCTGCGGATTTAGGACCGCAGCACAAGCAAGAAAAACAGGAATATTTATCATTAAATGTCAAAAAGATTACTAACAGAATATTATGAACTTTGTCCTAATGGAACGTGTGACGACGTTCTTACGGAATCCGATAAACACTTTATTAAAGGTGGCGGCGTAATATTAACTGGTGTTATGCAAAGATCCGACGCAAGAAACGGAAATGGTAGAGTCTATCCCCATCCAATTCTTGAAAGAGAGATGAACCTCTATAAAAAACTTGTAGAAGAAAGACGAGCATTGGGCGAGCTAGATCACCCAGATCAATCAGTTATTAATCTTCGAAACGTTTCTCATCTTGTAACAGATGTTTGGTGGAATAAAAAGGACGTAATGGGAAAGATCCAAGTCCTTAACACACCCTCTGGACAAGTATTGAAAGAATTAGTAAACGCAGGCGTTAAGATTGGAATCTCTTCTAGAGGTACCGGCTCTGTACAAGAAACCAGAGGAGATACTATAGTAGAAGATGATTACCAACTTATTTGTTTTGACATTGTTTCAGAACCATCAACTCAGGGTGCTTTTATGATGCAAGAACAAAGGAAATCTCTGATTGAAGGTAGAGAAGCAAAAATCGATACTTTAATAAACAACATTCTCAAAAAAGGAAATAAATAAAATGACTCTCACTAAAGACGTATTGAAAAGAATTATCAAAGAAGAACTGGCTAAGTTAGTAGCTGAAACTGAGGTAGTCGATCCTGCCGATGCAGAAATTGCTGACCTAGAGAAGCAACTTGCAGAAGCTAAGAAAGCAAAGGCTGCAAAAGGCACAAAGAAAGGATTAGGTGCTAAGCCACATCCTTCACACAAAATGAGCCCATTAAAAGCAAAGAAATAATTCTTTCTTAGTTAAAAAAGATGGAGGATGGTGTTTTTTAAATACCATCCTCTATTTATTTAGAGAAATATTAATAATGAATAAAGCCATTTCTGAAGCAAAAATTCGTTCTGTTGTGCGCCAAGAGTTGCGATCCTTTCTTATTGGCGAGGGATTATGGTCAACTGGATTGGATGTACTGAAAACAGCCGCAGGATTCAACAGTGAGAAGCAGGCACCCGACCCCAGCAACCCTTCAGCTTTGCAAGCCTTCAGGCAAGGGGCTCAGCGGATAAAAGACGGGGAGGTTACTAAAGCCGATCTCAATGCTTTCGTCGGCAGAAGCTCAGCACCACCAGCACCAGCAGCACCACCACCACCATCATCAGAATTTAAACAATTAGATGGAATGTTTAAGGCCATTAAAATAGATACTGCACCATTTTCTCAGCAATATTCAGAATTAACGAGAAAAGAAGAAGACAGTTTTGTTTATGCTGGTGCTGATTTGAAAAAGCAAATTAGAGACATAGATACGCTTTTAGATGTAATAGAAGATGGAGAAGAAATACAAAAACAAAAACTTAAATCTGAAGGAGTAATAGGCAAAAAAAGAAATCTCTTACAAATTACAGAAAACGAAGAAAAAACAACTCAGCAAATGTTAGCTAAAGCCAAAGAGGCTATGGAGGCTAAACGCCAAGAAATCAATGGTGCAAAATCAAAAGAAGATTTATTAAAAATAATTGATAAATTAGACGAAAAATCTGTTGGCATAATAAAATCTCAATTTGCCAATATTGTTAAAAAGGCGTATGCACAAGGACCAAAATGGTTTAGAAAAGATGAAAATTATTTACAAATAACTTCCGGCGGCGGCCTGAGAGACAAGATCAATTATTTAATCTCTCAGGCGCAGCCATCCACTACTGGCAACAAGAACATAGTCCCAACAATAGAAAATTTATCACAAGAATTAAAAAAGATTAATTATAGGGTTGAGAAAGAAACTGAAGATTTGCTTATCGCATCAAAAAAAGAAAATGCTACGACAAATCAGATAGCGACCTATCTTGCTTCTTTTGTTGTACAAAAATGTATAAACAATTTGGTGAATCCAATGATAGAAGCAACGAAAGGACTGACAGAGGAGCACATCATTACTGCCACAAAAATTTTAGAGAAAATAAAAAAAGATTTTGGATTAATTAAATCGGCATCACCAAAACCAGTACAAACTACTCCCACAAACACAACAACCACCACCGCACCACCACCAGCAGCACCAGCACCAGCAGCAGCACCAGCACCACCACCAGCAGCAGCATAGAGCGAATAATGAACAAAAACGAACTTAGATTAATGTTAAAGCCCCTTGTTAAGCAACTTGTAAAAGAAGCAATGCAAGAAGAGCTATCAACCGTCATAAAAGAAATTATCAAGCAAACTGGAAGTCCAATTGCAGAATCCAGACAACCATCGGCTGTCAACATTAATGAAGATTTGCATAGAGAAAGATTAGTTGAAAAGCAAAAGTTTCAAAATGAAAAAAGAAAAATGCTTGAAGAAGTTAGCAAAAAAGCGTATGGCGGAATCAATATATTTGATGGCACAACTGCAATAGATAAAGTTGGCGATCCAAGCCGTCACATAAACGAAGCAAAAGCAGGCGATCCACTGGCGGATACCGATCCAAGCGATCCCGGAATTAACATAGATAATCTCTTAAGGATGACAGGTGGATGGAAGCAAATAAAAAAATAAACATCAACGAAGCACAGCTTCGCCAATTAATTCGTGAAGAATTAAAAGAATACTTGATAGAAGAGGGGTTTCTTGGCGATACAATGCAGAAGTTTGCTAACGGCACCAATTTAAGAAAAGTTTTTAATGGTACTATCATAGCTTTGTTGTTGGGGCTGGGAGGCCACAGCGAGCGTCTTGTCTTGGCATCGGCTGCTCCAGAAACACAAAAAGATCTGATTCAGCAATTTGATCAGTTGTCCGAAGAGCAACAACAAAGCTTGATGGCCTATGGTCTAACAAGTCATGGGGCAGAACAACTTGTAGCTGGTGTCATGGTAGGTGCCAAAGAGATAAAAGAAGAAGAGCTTAAATATAATCAAGAATTAACAGATGAAGAAAAAGAAAAACAAATTTTTGATTATCAAGTGGAAGAAGTTAAAAAGCTTGGCAATAAAGAAATTGTTACAACAATTTTAACATCAAAGTTTCTAGAAAAAATGAGTGCTCAGGGAGCACACACGTTGGTTGCTGCAAACACTAGAGGCGGCGGCATGGGAGCCCCCACATCATTAACAGCAACAATGATTGGACTTGGCCAAGAATTTCAGCAAAATTTAATGCAGCATGAAGATGAAGAAGATACTACAATTAAACGCAATGGCAAAATAGGAATCAATGTAATGGATTTGGAAACATATTGGGGGGATATAGTAGCTGATAATACCTCTCTCCAGCGAGATCTGAAAAGCAAATTTGGTACTATTTATATTAGTAACAGTCATTATGAATTTGCTGCCGGCGAAGTAGTACAAAACAGTATTCAATCACAACTACAAAAAGAAAACAAAGTTAACAAACTTAAAGAAAGATTAAACAAAATAAGAGGTTTTTATGTCTAAAAGAAGAACGTATGTTATGGTAAAGGTTGTTCCCAAAAAGGGCGAACCTTTTGAAAGAACGCTAAAAAGATTTATGAAGAAAGTAAAAAAAGAAAGAGTGATCGAACAAATCAAAGAAGGAAGAGCCTACGAAAAACCTTCTGTCACAAAAAGAAAAGCAAAACTTCAGGGAATAAAAAACCAGAAAAAAAGAATTAGAGAGTTTGAAAAGAAGGCAAATTCTAAAAATGATAATACTTATAGTAAGAAGAGAGGTTAATAATAATGTCCATTAGTAATCCATACTATGTTGGGTTAGGAAATGTCGGGTCTTACCAAGTATCTGGCATACCTTACGCTACGTCAAGCATCGCAGCCCCTGCTAGTTCTGGGACTCCAACGGTTGTTGCCTTCCCTTTTGTAACGCAGCGAATTGTGATAGCCAACACCACCACCAGTTCTGCTTTAAGAGTAGGATTTTCTGCGAACGGCGCTAAGGGAACAAATTATTTCATAATCCCAGCCGCCCCAACCAGCCTCACCGGTCCACCACCTTCCGTTGAAATGAAAATAAAAGTAAATTCAATATATATCTTATCGAATACGGCAACTCCAACAAGTGCTTCCATATTGGCAGAGCTTACAAACATAGATTCAAATCTACTGACCAATTCTGGTCCATCTGGTAGCAATTGGTCAGGATCAAACGGGGTAGGATAATAATATGAGCAGATTTGGGTGGATGTATGCTAGCAGTGAACTTACGGGCGCAGTAGCAAACGGTCCAGACAAATCTGTTCAATTTGCTTCTGGATCTTTACAAAAGATTTCTGGAAGTTCTAACTTCACTTTTGATTATACAACAAACACTCTATATTTAACTGGTACATTAAGAGCAGATACTTTGATTGTTTCTGCCTCTCAAATATTTAAATCTGGTTCGACAATCTTCGGTGACGATGTTGCTGATACACACCAATTTACAGGAAGCATATATAACACAACATTGGTAAGCGGCTCAACAGCCCAATTCACTACTGTAACTGGTTCAACAGTGACAGGCTCAACAGCACGATTCACTACTGTAACTGGTTCAACAGCACTATTCACTACCATCACTGGTTCAACAGCACAATTCACTACTGTAACTGGTTCAACAGTGACAGGCTCAACAGCACTATTCACTACTGTAACTGGCTCAACTATTACGGCAACCACCCTAACAGTCAACAGCAACGCAACAGTAGTGGGAAATATATTGGGTTCTGCTGCTTTAAAAGCAGGGTATGGAACGTTTTCTAGCAACTTTGTAGTGGCATCCAATAGTTATTTTAGTGGCATCAGCGGAGCGGTTAGCGCCGTTACAGCTAGCTTTAATGCTGTCTCGACTTATCCTTCCGGTCAAACAATGATCTTTAAAGACACTGGCGGTACTGCCGGAACAAACAATATCTTATTGAAACCAAGCGGCTCTCAAACAATCGATGGAGCCACGGGACTTATAATATCTGTTAACTCTGGAAGTGTTACAATTGTGTCAGATGGAGTATCTAGCTTTTATATTGTTGGGACCACATAATGGCAACAGAATTAGTTCTAATTGACGGTGTTTGGGTTTTAAGAACGGCCACATCTTCAGATGCCAGCGGCGTGTCCACTACAGCAGTATACGGAAGTTACGACTATGTTGCTCCAACAGTTGGCTCTTCTATCGAATTTGCAGACTTTGTTCAACTATCAACATCAGGGAGTTATTCATAATGAGTTTACAACATGTACAGTGGAAATATGTAGGTTCTGTAGCTTTTGCTTCTGCCACGGTAGCGTCAGTACTAGATGCTGTTTACGTGTTAGGAACAACCGGCTCTTACGCCGATGCAACTCCAAGAAATCAGGGAGCAAATTCAGCTTGGAGTTTTACTGGAAATACCTTTCTTTCTAGTTCAACAAGAGAAGCCGTCTGGTGTTATCCACCCGCCCCCTCTGGCTCGTCGCAAGTGGTGTTAATGGCAGGCTCTGCCATCAATTCGCCAACTGGCATGGCTACACCAGATCTTTCTACTACAAACAATATGTTCGTTAATATCACGAAAGGTTCTGTC